ATATAACTTGCCTGCAAACGAACTTGAAATAGCACAGATGATTAATTACCTCAAAGGTCTTGCGTCTGACGAAACATTATTAGAGCGTCTGCCGTTTATAACAGATGCAAAGGAAGAAGTTGAAATCGCACGCAGAGAGCAAGCGGAAAAGTCCGCCGAAGATATGCGTATCGCTGAAAGTTCGGCAAGGAAAGTAAACTACAATGAAGAGTAAGGCATATTGGGTAAAACGTGCCGTTGAAGTTGAAACATATTTACAATCGCAAGCGGACAGCATTAAGGACGGTGTAATTAAGGCATATGAGCGAGCAATCAAGAATGTAAACAATGACATTGAGAAAACGTTTAAAGCCTATATTTCAACCGATATACCCGAAAAAGAGGCACGTCGGCTGATGAGTATAGCCGACAGCGACAAACAGTACGAAGAACTGCTTGAACTGTACGACGAAACAGACGACAAGACAGTCAAAAAGGAAATTCTAAGCCGCATAAATGCACAGTCATACGGTGCGAGAATTAGCCGATTAGAGGGACTGAAACGTAATGTATATATTTACTTTAGGCACGTTGCAAACGAGGCTATAAAGGAGCAAAAGAAACTGTATGACAGTGCGGTAAAGACGGCGTATTATACGAATATTTTTGATACCGCACAAGGTTTAAACTGCGGTATTGATTTTCCACTTGTACCGCAAAAGGCGGTTAATAAAGTGTTAAGTGAGCCGTGGCACGGTCACAACTACAGCGAGAGAGTGTGGATACATAACGACAGATTTATACAGGCAGTCGGACAGACGATTGAGGACGGTATAATCAGCGGTCACAGTGTAAGCCGTATGACCGACAAGCTGATTGATTACGTCAAAGATACTGCACCGGGTGGAATACGAACATCAGCCGAAACGCTTGTGAGGAGCGAAACGGCGCATTTTATGAACCAAGGTCAAAAGATGGCGTATGAGGAAATCGGTATAAAACAGTATCGTTTTGTTGCGGCACTGTCTGAATTGACGTGTGACAGGTGCGGAAGTCTTGACGGTAGCGTGTTTGATACCGACAAAGCCGTTGAGGGCGAAAACTTCCCACCGATACACCCACGTTGTCGGTGTGTTACGATTATGGCAGACGTGAATTTGACAAGTCGTATTGCACGCGATCCGCTCACTGGCGAAAATTACAAGGTTGACGGAAGTATGACGTTTGACGAATGGAAAAACAGTTTGTCGGACGAGCAAAGAAATGCACTTGAGCTTCACGTTAAGCAAATGCGAAACAGCTCGGCGGATAAAAAGCAGTACGCACAATATATTTCTATTATCGGTACTGAAAATATGCCAAAAACATTTGACGATTTTCGAAATTTGAAGTATAATAATACTGATGAATGGAGCTTGTTAAAGGATTATAAACAATCAAGAAGTAGTAATATGATTTCTGCATTTACTTCTTTTGGTGATTATAAGAGCTATAAAGAGAAAATAGAAACAGATATTATCGGATTAACGACGGTTGACGGTGTAGAAATAAAAAGTCAAAGCAAG